CCATCTGTGCCATAACACTGAACTAACATAGCTAATTTATCTAATGTTGAGGTATCTATAGTCCATGTTTTACTAGATGACCCTTGAGAATGTCTATATGATGGGTCTACCTGTATAGCGTAACCAGTAGTATTTTCCGCCAATGTTACTGTATAATTTTCATCATCAACCATACTAATAGAATCAGATATAAATTTACTATTATCCTCATATTCAAGTTGCTGTAAGGTTTCGGTCCATGTGCCAGCAGGTAAATGCTCCACTGACCATTCATCTGATGATAATTCCTGATGGTATATATTATCAGGCACATGGAGAAATGCAAACCCTAACGTAGGTTTACCAAATGTTAATTGTAAATTATTAGCATCAATAGGCACAATAGTATCCGGCACTATCATATTATAATCTTCATCATAGCACTGTATAAATATGTATCTTGAATCTAAATCATGTTTAATAACCCATACTTGAGGATCATCTGAATACACTTGATATGGATACGTGGACGTGTTTGAAAGTCGTCTCCACCAAGATGCACCAGCGCATGTTTCTGGTAACTCATTGTATTCTTTGTATCTATATATATGAGGAACATCTGTAAATTCATCAATTGGTATACCAGTGAAATCCTGATTATGCCACCTTTCAAGAACTGTCAATGTATTCATGGTGTTAGATGTTAATATTTTCCAGATTATGTGCATATCTGTGTATGTTCCTTTTCGTTTCAAAAGGTAAATAATATTAGATACATATGCACGTAATATGTCGGTGTCCATGTCTTCATTTGATGTATCATTATATGTGGATGACAATTGCTCCAAATATTCCTCAGGTACATCATGCGCATCAGTAAGAGAATTCAAATCCTTGGTTCTCAAATATACTTCATTATGCACTTCATCAAAATATGTGTTTAGAAATACAGTCAAATTATCGGTTCTGTTATTTAAAGGCAATGCTTTCATTACATAATCTTTCATGCCAACATATATTACACTGAATGTGGTAGCGCTGGTTATGTATATTTTACCGAAATACTGTAAATACTTTTCTGTATTGATATAATTATCCAGTGATGATAAACTATTGACATAATCATAGAATATGCTACCTTTTCGTATGTATACCTTTGAATCACTTAAATCTGTGAATACATCCGTGGTCACATCAGACCTGGTAACATCAAATGTAAAACTAAATATATTACCATCAAGGTAAGTATCTGTATTGTATGCATGTATTTTAGAAAAAATATCATCACTTTTAACATACAAGTCAATTCCATGTCCGCCAGTTGTTATGATTTGATTCGGACCACGAAGATGCGCATTTTTTATGCTTGTACGTGTGGTGGAAATATTATCAAAAAAAGTCTTTAATATAAAATATGGAGAATCTGAAAATTTCGCCATTGCTTAACTCTCCTGTGTAAATGTGGTACCATTAATATCAAGTGCTGGAAATTGGTCATATCGTAAATCAAGGTATCGTAATGCATTTTCGTCCCATGCCGTACCAGAACTAACAGTATATTGAGGATAATTACCAGCACTATTTGGTTCATATGCGGTTACATTTATATCAACATTCCTGATTATAAGATTCTGAATACCTTTAACATTAGTGAAACTGTTTGTTGGTGAAATTTCAGTATCATCCAATAAATAATTTTCAATATCAGTAAATTTAATAATCTCACCGAATTTCCTCTTGGCCGCGGTAAAGTAATATATTAATTTAGCGCGTGTATCTGCCATAACATTAGCATAACTATATACCGTTTTAACTCGTAAACCAATATTAAAGCTAAAATATATTAATATAGGAATAGAAAATTCCTCATAAGTACAAAGCATTTTATATGTTTCAAGGTGCGCCTCAAGTTCATCTTCCCAACTTGCTGAATATGTTGATGGATATGTCAAATCCTCATAATCACCTGATGTTGGTGTAGTTGTTGATATTGTACTCTCGCCCCATTCTGCTGGTATCAATGATATATAAACTTTGTTATACTGTGTTGTGTCTCCTGATGGCGCTACCTCCTGTTCACCCCAGACGTTGGCAACAGTAATATCAGAACGTGTTTCAAGTGTTGATATATAATCCTGCTTGGTCACATTCCTGTACTGCGAATGCAATTGCGACTTGGCATTTTGTTTTATGGTATCTATATCTTCAGGGTCCGCAGCTCCTACTGATGCACTTGTATTTGTTACCGTATAAAGGTCATCATCCAAGGTATAAGATATGGCACCAGTATTATAATTAACAAAGTCCTCGTTAGGTACTATTATTGTGTTTGCTCCTACACTACCATTAAGTCCAATGCTTTCAAGTAGTGTGATAACAATAGTATCCGATGTTAATGGTACATTTCTAAGTGTTGAGAATTCAAGTACATATTGCTCATATTTATCATAATTAAGCATGAAAACATTATCAGAATATGCTAAACTTGATATTTCATCGTAAAAATCTCCTACTCGGCGCCATTCAGTTATTCCATTCATGACTACTCTAACCGTTGGATATGTATCATCCAAATCATCATCATATCCATAGTCTTTTATGGGCAGTATTATCTGACCATCGATAATATCATTTCCTGTATATGATAATGTTGATACCTGGCCTTGGCGCATTTCAACATCAAACTCAAAAGGATAAGCTGATGGAGCCGGTGCTGTGGTTGTTGTTTGCAATATTGATGAAAATGTTATTACATCACCGTCATATGATTGGTCACTGTCTATTTCTTTCCATGGCTCCACGGTAATGGTCTCACCTTCTTCAATGGTAGCCGATGCGGCTGTACTTAATGTTACCGTTACGGTTGCCCTTGCTGACCTGTACCCCTTTGCTTCATATCCAATTGACCTTGCTAATTTATGTACATTTTCGTATATATCAGCCGTGTCAATATAGGTATTTTTAGCTATCTTATTAAGCAAGAAGGTATGGACATCACTTAAATATGCCATCAATTCTATAAGGACAGCTATATTTGACCCCTCATAGTTATAATCAGCAAATGTTGTAGTGTTGGCTAATTGTGTTTTAATACTTTCCTTAAATGTATTAAAATCCAAATCCAAATATTCTGGAACAAGATTTGTCATAATTTTTACTCCCTAAATTTATTCTCTACGTATCACATAATCTACTTCATGAGTTTCCTCTGATAAGCAATTAATATTATATGTAATTTTTATTTCATATTGTCCTAAATCATAATTAGCATTGACATGTATATTTTTAACTACCACCCTATCGTCCCACTGTTTAATAGCCTCCAATATATCAGAACCTAAACGGTTTGATGATAAATTATCCATTGGCTCAAATAACAAATTATATATACCAATCGCAAATTCTGGAATCATCCGTCTGCTTCCTTGGAACGTGGCAACAATATTAGCAATAGAATTCTCAACAGCGTTAAATTCGGTATCCTTTGTTATGTCACCGTCTGACTGCCGTGTTAATTCTAAATCGATATCACTGTAAATGTTATAAACTGTCATAATTATTAACTCGCTGATGTATTTGTTGTAGCATTACTTGCACTTGCTTGCTGTGTAGGTGTATCTGTTTCGGCAAATTCACCATTTGTACCATGTGTATGGCCATTATATAAAGCAATCAATGATTCATTCATAAGATTTTTTTGTGCTCCTGCTGCGGCTGATAATGTCGTTATGCTGCTTTTAATTTCTACCGCCGGTGCTGTTACTGTTACATTGCCTGTTACAGTTATATTTAGTGTTCCTTTAATTGTTTCTGTCTTATTTCCAGTAATATCCTCTGACTTATCCTTTGTAATTGTTTCTGTCTTATTTCCGGTAATTGTATCTGTTTCATCATTAACACAAGTAATATTAATATTTCCAGCATTATCAATATCATATTTTGTTCCTGTATAATGATATATCAGGATTCGTTTATGACCAGGCGTGTTATCTATTTCAATCCTATGGCCACCATGGGTATATAATGACACACATTCAGGATAAGTTGAGCCTTCTCCTTCATAGAAGTCTGGAGCCCCTGTCTTATCAGGATATACACCATCAGGGTCATTAAATCCTATTTTCGTGTCTGGCGCTGTTGTTGGAATGCCTGGCGCTGAAGCAAAAAATCTTGGATTCAATATGTTACCATTCTCAAAGAACACAAATACATGGCTTCCTT